GAGGGCAGTAGAACAGGCAAGGCTTCTGAAGCAGACATACTGTTCTGCATTACTAAAACACCTATGATTGAAGGCCAACAGGAGGAAGACAGCGCAGAGAGACACTGGCTTGTGCTAAAGAATAAGCTTACTGGTAAGCATGGTAGGGTAGTAACCATGTTTGATCCAGATACAGCTACCTATAGTGCATAGGAGGTTGAAATGAAACTTACTTTAGATATAGAAAATACAGTAACTCGTTTACCTTCAGGAAAAATTATGCTTGATCCGTTTACTCCTGAAAATAAATTGGTTCTTGTATGTACAAAAACAGACTTAGGAGAGGAATCTTCATTTTGGTTTAACCACAAGACACACACAACAGAAGGAGCTAAAGATAAACTACAATCACAATTGGATAAAGCTACTGTAATCATTTGTCATAATGCTCAACATGAACTTATTTGGTTATGGGATTGTGGTTTTAAATATGATGGGGCTGTGTTCGATACAATGCTTGTAGAATATTTGTTTCAACGTGCACAGAAACAACCTCTGTCTTTACAGGCTATAGCAGAAAGGTACTGTCTTGATAATCAGAAGATGGACTTGATGAAAGAACAACTTAAAGCAGGTGTATCTGTTGACGAAATAGATGGTGATGATTTAGAGGAGTACTGTTTAGCTGATGTCAAAGCTACACAGGAATTGTCTCAGGTCTTAGTTAAGAAACTATATACAACAGAGTATACTTCTCTTAATCCTATAGTTAGTTTAACTAATGAATTATGTAAGCTTCTTGCAAAAATATATTCAAGGGGTTTTTCTATAGATAAACAAGCCTTAGCAGATGTGAAGCTGGAATTTAAAAAGGAACATTCAGAGATACTGAGTAGCTTAAACAGTCAAGTAATTACATTAATGGGGGATACTCCTATAAACCTATCTTCACCAGAACAATTGAGTACGCTTATATATAGTAGAAAACCTATAGATAAAAAGGATTGGTCAACAAACTTTCCAAAGTATATGAAGAAAAAAGAATTTGACGAACAGGTTAGAACTAAAAGTGAAATTATATATAAGACAAAAGCAATACAATGTTCTGATTGTTTTGGTAGGGGGTTTAACACCGCAAGGAAAAAGGACGGTACGTTAGGAAAAGCCAAGAGACTTTGTAAGGTATGTAATGCTAAAGGTATTCTATATTTGCCACAACAACGTATTGCAGGTTTAAAGTTTTCTGCTCCTGCAGCCAGTTGGGTATCGAATCATGGCTTCAGTACGAGTAAAACAAGTATTGAGATGTTGGAAATGGTATCTAAACGTAAGAATATGGTACAAGCACAAGACTTTTTATATAAGGTGAGGAGGTTATCTGCATTAGATACATACCTATCTTCTTTTGTTGATGGTATAGAAACCTATATGAAAAATGACGGTAAGTTACATGTACGGTTAGTGCAGCACAGGACTTCTACGGGAAGATTGGCTTCAGACTCACCTAATTTACAAAACATGCCTAGAGGAACTACATTTCCTATAAAGAGAGTATTTAAATCGCGTTGGAAGGAAGGTAAAATAATAGAGGCAGACTTTGCTCAACTTGAGTTTAGGACTGCAGCATTTTTAGGAGGAGATGATTTAGCTAAGGAAGAAATTAATACTGGTTTTGATGTACATAGTTACACTGCAAAGGTTATATCCGATGCAGGGCAAAAGACTTCAAGACAAGAAGCTAAAGAGCACACCTTCGCCCCTTTGTTTGGTGCGACAGGCTATGGTAGAACGACAGCAGAGGAAGCATACTACAAACAGTTTGTACAGAAGTATGAAGGGATAGGGTCGTGGCATAAGAAATTGGCTAATGAGGTAATGGCTACGGGCATGGTTACTACACCTACAGGAAGGCAATTCGCTTTTCCTAATGCTAAACGTAGAAGTAATGGTGGTATCACTTTCTTTACGGCAGTCAAGAATTACCCTGTCCAATCCGTATCTACAGACATTGTACAACTCACATTATTGTTAGTTGAAGAGCAATTACAAAAGAAGCTTCTTAAAAGTATGATTGTAAATAGTGTACATGATAGTGTAGTCATAGACACACACCCAGATGAGGAAATTTATGTACAACAATGTATCAAACAAGTTGAACATCGGTTACGAAACATGTTGAATGTCAAGTTTCAGATGAATTTTGACATACCGCTGGTGATGGACTGTAAGATAGGAAATAATTGGATGGAAGTTGCATAACTTGCTTGACAAAAATAAATATTAGTGTATAATGGGGAACTTATTTAACAGAGAAAGGATTATAATATGGAAACACAGGTAGCTACAATTAGTACAGATAACTATGAGGTTATGGCAAATGTTATGGGTATGGGGAAACCGTCAGCGACAGAGAGTTCGCTTAGTATTCCTCGAATGAAGATTAGCCATCAGCCCATTATGGATATGGTCGAAACCAAGGGTAAGAAGAGGCAGATGGAGGTGGTTCCGGGTGGCACATTCGCTATAACTGGCAATGATGGTGACGTTAGTTATTGTGAGAGTGTTAAGTTTAGGCCGTTTCTTCAAAGGTTTCGCTATACACGTTGGGTTCCTTATACTACGCCAGATCAATATGGAAAGAAGGGTAAGTTTATTCGTTCTGTACTTGTAACACAAGATAACTTTAATAACTCTGATCATATGGATGATGATGGTGGCTTCAATTGTGGTCGTCCTTCAGGTTACATTAAGGATTGGAAAGCATTGCCTGAGTCTACTCGCCGTTTGATATCTTCTGTAAAACGAGTGCGTACCCTGTTTGGTATCGTATCTTCAGATGAAGCCATGAATGAAAAAGGAGAAACTTTAGATACTCCTATGGAAGCTCCTGTCATTTGGGAGGTAGGCAATAAGGATGCCTTCAAGGTTATGGGAGAGGCTATTGGAAGGTACTTTTCAGCAAAGCGTTTATTGCCTGATCATGTAATAGACATCACCACAAAAGGAGCACCTATGGCTAACGGTAATATGTTGTATAGCCCTGTTCCTGTAGTTGATCTGTCAACTAAGATTGAGATTAGTGAAACCGATCAAGAAACATTTGGTAATTTTGTATCTTGGGTTGATGGTCAAAACGATTATGTTACAAATAAGTACAAGGAAAAAAATAGTGGAGGGTCTTTTTCTCAAGACGACAGTAGCCTTATAGAGGAGTTTGTCACCGTAGTAGAGGACGTTTAGATGGAACATCCTGTTGAACTACTCGTTCATAACTACTTTACAAAAGTTCTTGATGGTTCTGCAAGTATGGCTGCAGATACAAAAAAGAAAGTAGTGCAACATGTAGAGCAAGCATTGGACAAACAGTTTGGCGATAAAAACAACAGGAAGTTTCGTTTACGTGCAAGTAACATCGGGAGGGCTACTTGCCAACTTTGGTTTATGAAAAATAAACCTGAGAAGGCAGTACCTCCCGGTACTAACTTTTTGTTGAGAATGTTGATAGGAGATATAACTGAAGCTGTATTCAAGGGTGTGTTAACGGAAGCAGGAGTTAATTACGGCGAACCAGAAAAGGTTCAAGTAGAAGTAGCGGGAGAAACAATTAGTGGAGAGTATGACCTTATTGTAGACGGTAGGGTTGACGATATAAAATCTGCTAGTCCTTGGAGTTATAGAAACAAATGGATAGGAGGAGAAAATATAGCAAAGCATGATAGCTTTGGTTACGTAGGACAACTTGCTATTTATGCTAAAGGTAAGGGAGTAGAAGCAGGAGGATGGTGGGTCATTAACCATTCATCAGGAGAATTTAAGTATGTAAAATATGCCAATGATGTAGATACAGTACTTAAATCTTTAGAAAAAACTGTCAACACATTAAAGGAAAATAAGTTTACTCGTTGTTATGAGCCGGTTAAAGAGACATACAGAAAAGTTCCTAGTGGAAGATATATGTTAGGTACTGAATGTAAGTTTTGTGATTTTCGATTTGCTTGTTGGGGAGATGCGTTATCTGAACAAGAGTCAAAGGTAAGTAAAGCAAAAGAAAAGCCTATTGTGCAATACATAGATAGAGGAGTAGTATTATGATAAAAATAGATATTACAGATTCAATGAGAAAGACTGCACATACAAAATCAAAAGAGATGGGGGTATTATACAAGAGTATTACTCGTGGAAAGGGAAATGTCTTTGGCTTTTTAGGAGAAGAGATTGTTAGGAAGGTGTTAGGAGGAGAGGACCATAACACACGGGATTATGATCTATTAGTAAACAATAAAAAGATTGATGTTAAGACAAAGAAAACTTCTGTAACACCAAAATCAAACTATGAATGTAGCGTAGCGGATGTAACAAGAAAACAAGATTGTGATTACTTTGCATTTGTGCGTGTGTTGAATGATCAGTCTGTAGGATGGTTTCTTGGTCTAAAAGAACGAGACGAATATTATAATGAAGCTGTCTACCTTACAAAAGGGGAGCACGATCCAAGCAACAATTACTTTGTGAAAGCAAATTGCTACAATCTTCCAATTTCATCTCTTGACCAAACTGTAGATGGGATTACGGACGATAGTAAATTAGTATGGGTGGAGTAAGGCACCTTGCATGGTTCAAAGATCAAAGTATAATAAAAAAGGATTTGTAAAAGCTAGGAAGAATGGGTTTCGTTCTGGTTTAGAAGAAAAAGTAGCAAAGCAAATACAAAAAGCCAATCATAAACTACGCTATGAGGTAGTAAAGATTAAGTGGATTGACTTTGCTATTCGTTCTTATACACCGGACTTTGTTCTTGATAATGGTATTATAATAGAAGTAAAAGGATTTTGGTCTGTAGAGGACAGAAAGAAACATGCAAAAGTTAAACAACAACATACAGACTTAGACATTAGAATGGTGTTTGAAAATAGTAAACGTAAAATAAGGAAGGGTTCTAAAACTTCTTATGGTATGTGGTGTGATAAAAATGACATACTGTATTATGATAGAATAATACCCCTTTCTTGGATGAAAGAAGAATTGCTTTTTATGCCACCAACGGTTGTAGTTATTAACGAGAGTAAGTTACAAGGAGTACCATATGGGCATAACATTTAACCAAATAAAAGTAAATGATTTTGTAATTGTGTTAAAGCCTGTTATGAGAAAGTTAGATACAGGTAAAGAAGCTATATGGACAGGGGAGGTATCAGTTAAGCTACTCACAGATTTAGCAAAACATACACTCAATGATTATGAGTTTGAAAACATGTCTAGGATATCAAACTTAATGGCTGCATCTATACCGGCAATGCACGACAATAAAATTGTACGCCATATTATAGATTATTATTTGGATAATAGTGCTATTGATTTAGAGCATATTGATATAGAAGAAGTAGAAGAAGAAGTAACTGATAGTAACATTATAAAGCTAACCTTTAACAGTGAAACAGAAGGAAATGCATGATGCCAAATGATACCTTTATTAAAAACATGGAAAAAGAATTAAAATCTACTGCTATAATAGAAGCAATGGAAGATGAAATCTATGAAAGGAAATGTTTAGCGGGTTTGATAACAGAATCAACATCCTATCAAATGGATGCCGTTTCTCGCTTCATCGATGATGAATGTCATATGGACTTAACACAAAATGTTTCTGTATCCAGCCTTTATGAACACTATGTTAGCTGGTGTAAATCACAGGATATACATCCACGAACTAAAATACAGTTTGGCAAATATCTAACTTCTAAAGGTTATGTGCAAGTTCGTGATAGTGTGGGTCGGTACTGGCAAGGACTAGCCACCAATTTACCCACTGGTAAAAAAGATATGGTGAATAGCCCCTCACATTATAATAAGCACGGGATAGAATGTATACAAGCTATTAGGGCTACACTAACAGATGAAGAATTTCGTGGCTATTGTAAGGGAAATGTGTTAAAGTATACTTGGAGAGAAGCTTATAAAAACAAAGATGAGGATTTACAAAAAGCACGATGGTATTTAAATA